TGTTAATATTACCAGTGCAATACAAGGTAATCAAACTTATGCTAACGTGGGTGGCCGTGTGTTCTACACCAGTACTGACCAAGATGGTAACTTTAACGTAGGTAACTTGTTTACTGTTCAACAGGCAACAGGTGTAGCAACATTGAACGCTAGTGCGTTTAACTTAACTGGCTTGCAGTCATTGACACTTGGCTCAGTTACATTAGGAGCTGGTTCAGCTACAATTACACAATTTAGTACTGACCCATACTTTACAGCTAACAGCGATAGTATTTTACCAACACAAAAAGCTATTAAGAGCTATATTACCAGCCAAATTGGTGGCGGACTAAGTAGCTTGAACGTAAATAGTTTAACAGCTGGTAATATCTACTTGTCAGGTAGTACAATTACTACACTAACAGGTGGAACAATTACTGTAAGTACAAAATTAAACTTTACAGGCGGCATTGACGGAAGTCCAGTTGCTCTAGTATGGTTCGGACAAAGATAAAAAGAGGAAATAAAAATGGCAACAGGAAGATTAGGTAGCGCGGCAATTGCTAGTGCAAACACAAACCAAACTGTATACACAGTACCAACTGGTTTCTATAGTGTATTCAACGTAAGTTTCACTAATACCAACGCAACATCAGTAACTATCAAATTAGCATTAGCTGCCACAAGCAGTCCTGCTACTAACGAATTTATTGAGTTTCAAACTACAATCGTAGCATATGGTGTGTTTGAACGTACTGGTCTAGTATTAGATGCTAACAAATTAGTTGTTGTACAAGCAAGTAACACTGGTGTAAACGTAAACGTCTACGGCATAGAAACTTCATCAAGTTAATAGGACTCTCGAGCGAATATGGCACGATATAATACCGTATCGTCGACGAGTTCAGTTGCAGGTGGTAGTACAATTACTACTCCTAGTAGCGGCTTGTTGACCACACTTACAGGATCTGGTACAGTAACAGTGCCTAATCCTGTATTATACACGGGCCAAAGTCAAACATTTTACAATTCAACCGGTAGTGCTATTACATTAAGTACACCAAGCGGTGCTTTTATTACTTCAGGATTTGTACCAGGAAGTACGATTAGTTTGCCAGCTAGCAGTATTATTACTATAGTCAGCGATGGCACAAATTATGATGTAACAAGTTGGGTTGGCGGAAGTGTAGTCACTGGAAGTTTAACAGCAACCGGCGGAACAATTAATGGAATAACAATTGGTGGATCATCTGCAGCCGCAGGCACATTTAGTACTTTATCTAGCACTGGTATACTCGGAGCTTCAGGTGTTGTTACATTTACAAATAATGCCGCAATTACAGTAGGAAACACTAGCACAGGTGCGCTACAAGTAACAGGTGGAGCAAGTTTTGGTGGCGGTATAAATGCTAATGGAACAAGTTCAATTGGTGGATATAGTTTACTTAATGGCAACGCAACACGATATATTAATTATTATTTAGGACAAAACACCGATCCTAACACTCCAGGAACTGTTGCAAGTATTATATTATTAATTCCTGATCCAAGCGGCACAGTAAATGCAAACCATATGTCAGGAGTTCTCACTGCAAATAGAGGCAGTACTGGAACTGGCAACGATCATCAAAGTTGGAACATACAAGTACAAAGAAGTTATACAGGTTATACACTACAGTTAACTCCGATAGGATCTGCTCCATTTTTACAATTTGTTACTTGTACATATGGTGCTACTACATATTTTGCAATAGATACCGCAGGTATTGGACTAAGCGCACACAATTGGAATTTTGACGGAATATTTTTAAATAATACAAATAGTCAGCTCCCTACACTAGTAGCACGTACATCAGTTGGCAGTATTACTAACGTTAGCGGATCTACCTATATGAATATAGGCGGAGTGATAGTACAAAATTCAGCTGGCACAATTGGTATTAATCAAACTAACCCCAACGGTGCGTTAGATGTGGCTGGTGACTTGTATGTTGGCGCTAATACGAATACTGCACGTTTTAAATCAGATGGTACCCACACGTATGTAGATGCTATACCTAGTGGAGGTAATGTTTATATTCGAACAAACGGTGCTGTTACAGCCGCTACTGTACTTTCAGGTGGAGGTATTAGTACTACTAGTGCTACTACTAATCCAGGAATTGCGGCAAGCAACTCAGGAACTACAGGATATGCCGCAAGTTTTTCTGGTCTCGCACAAACTTATACAGGTACAGGATACGGCTCCCAAGATCCTTACGATCCAGCAGGCACACTGGTAACTATTACATCGCTACCCAATGCTGTAAATAGCGGAGCATTAATAACATTCAATGCTTATAATAGCGGTAATGGTGCTACTGGTGCGCATATTGGTGCAGTTGCTGGACCTACTGGTAATGGTCCTGCTAATCTTGTTATTGGACGCAGAACTGGTACTAGCAGTTGGGCAGAAAGTTTACGTGTAGATTATAACGGTTATGTTTTAATTGGTTATACCGGTAATCAAAATTCAAATGCATTACAAGTAAATGGAAATATTTCAGCATCTGGAGTATTCGGTGGACGTCATCCACTCTCCGGAGAACCTTTTGCAGGTTCTGGAGGCGGTAGTGGCTGGATACGTTTTGGTACTTGGTATACCGGTCAAGGAGGTTGCACATTACATGCAAAACTAGTTTGTCATACTGGATATAACGCAACAGTTGGTCAAAACTGTTTAACAGAAGTATTTTTTAAAACAAGTAACGGTAGTAGTACGCAAGCCGGTACTGGTGGCGGAAGTTTTTATGGCGACGGATATGCTATTCAGATATTAGCAAACTCAAGCGCACCAAACGGAATAAGATTTGTGCAAGTAAACGCTAGTCAATATGAAATGTGGTGTAATTTTGGTAGCTTTACAGAAAACAGCCATTTTACAGTATCATTTACCAACGGCACTAGTTGGACAACAGATGGTGCAAGTTCTAATCAAAGCGCTCCAACCACTTATACATATTTAGACATATCGATTTATTCTAATACATATTCGTCAGATGATAATTTAAAAGATGTTGTTGGAAATATTGATAATGTGTTTGATATTATTGATGCAGTAGATCCTTTCGAATATCAATGGAAGGAAGAATATAGATCTAAGCATTTCTTAGAAGATGCCGATGATGATGCTACTAAACACTATGGTATATCTGCTCAGCAATTAGAAAAAGTTGCTCCAGATTTAGTCGAAACAGGAAAAGAAAATATTTTAGGAAGTAGAGATTTTAAATCAGTTAAGTACGAACAACTTACACCTATTTTGTGGAAAGCAATTAAGATGATGAGAGCAGAAATTGCAGATTTAAAATCACAAATTAATAAAAATTAAAAATGGCACGTTATAATTCTATAAACACAACAGGATCAGTAGCACAAGGAAGCAGTATAGCTAGTCCTTACAGTGGTCTATTGACCACTATTACTACTGGTTCGGGTAGTGTAGCATTGCCAAATCCTGTTTTGTATGCAGGTTCAACGCAGACATTTTATAACAGTACTTCTACAGCAGTCACACTAACAACACCAAGTGGTGTATTTAACGGCCCGGCCGCAGGCGGAACAAGTTCATTAACATTACCAATTGGTGCTGTAATTACACTAGTAAGCGACGGCACTAATTATATTGCACAAGATTGGTTAGGTGGTCCTGCTAGTCATACAACTATCACTGCTAGCGGTACAATTACTGCTACTAGCGCAGTTAGTTTTAATCCATCAAATGCCAATATAAGTATTCAACCTACTGGAACTGGTACCGTTACTATAAACCCAGCAACAGCAGGTACATTAGATAATGTGGCTATTGGTTCTACTACCGCTAGTACTGGTAAATTTACATCTGTAATTAGTTCGGGCAATGTGGCAATTGGCCAAAGTAGTACAACAAGTTATGCGTTAACTGTATTTGGTACTAGCGGTAGATTTTTTGATGCGTTAGGCAATACTACACAAATTAGACTAGCGGCCAGCGAAGGTGGTTGGGCCAGCGGTTATAACTGGGCGGCAAATAATGGCACAGTCTTAGGAGGACTACAAGGTAACGGAAGTGGCCAAGCTATGTCATCGCTTGGAGTTTATGTTGGCGGCATGAGTACCCCAACATTAACACTTAATTCAACTCAACTGCTAGTTGGAACAACGTCTACATCGGATGCGGCAAGAAAAATATTAGCATCAGGTAGTGATGTTAATGCTCAAAAAATTGATGTTACTAATACACAAAGTGGTTCTTTAATTGAAATAATTGCGGCTGGTTCTACTGCATATAGTATTGGCGGCTGGGATTATAGCGGAGTTATTGAAGCAACTGGTGGCGGTAGCGGAACATCGGGTTTAGTATTAAGTTCATACAACGGCCCATTAATTTTACAAACTAATGCTCGTACAGAACGTATGAGAATTACCAGTTCAGGATATGTAGGAGTTAACACTACTAATACTAATACAGCAACCGGTAACTATACATTTAACGTAGCGTTACGTGCTAGATTTAATGGCATGATGTTAGGCAATAACGACGGAACCAATGCTAGCGATAACCGTATTTCATTAGATTGGTCAAGCGGAACCAACGCACAGATTCTAGCTCAACAAAACGTTCCTTTACAATTAGGTAGTAATAATGCTGTTCAACTTACACTTCAGCCAGGATTAAGTAGTTTTAGTACTCCAATGGTAGTCAATAGCGGAACACAATTTTGTTTTTATACCTATGCAAATACATCTAGCGGAAGTTATTATATACACATGAAAACTAATTTACCTAAAACAATTAGTCAGATGTATAGTGTGGAAGCTAAAGGGTATGTGTACGGTCAAAGTCAGTCGGTTGGAGGCTATTGGGTAGGATATATGTATCAGCCAAACGGTAATAGCAATCCTATTGCAGTCGGAAATAGCAATTATGCTCAAGCCGCTCTTTGTAACAACCAATATTTAAGTTCAGATGGTTATCTTGTCTTAGTTGCATATGTGTCTGGCGGATATTTTACAGGTTTTACTTTAAATAACCACTATACTACACAAGGATTATATGGTATGCAGATTACAGCAAGCACCACTAGCGGTAGCTCAACGGGGGCATATTAATGGATAAAAATTTTGCCGAAATGTTTACTAACAGTACTCCTCCAGATCCACGTAAAATTGAATGGACCCATGATGTTGCACGAACACATTTATATGCAGATATTAAAGAACAATTGGATATGCTATACAAAGATATTGATGCAGGATTATTTGGAGACACAGCTAAAACAGGTTCTTGGTATCAACACATTAAACAAGTAAAAGAAACACATCCTGCGGGAAGTATACATAAACCATTTGCACACTTACCCGGGCCGGATGGAACTTACGATCCACCAACAGAATAAACGTTAAATATAGATTATGGCACGATATAATACAGTCAGTACAACAAGCTCAGTATCAGGTGGTAATGTAATTACTACACCTAGTAGCGGCCTGTTGACTACATTAACTGGAACAGGCACAGTAACTATACCTAACCCAGTTTATTATACCGGCCAAACTCAAACATTTTATAATAGCACTGGTAGTGCTATTACATTAGCTACACCAAGTGGTATATTTAACGGTCCAGGTTCAGGAGCTTCTTCTAATTTAAGTTTACCTGCCGGTTCTATTATTACAGTTGTTAGTGATGGTACAAATTATATTGTTGAATCTTGGTTAGGAGGCGCAATTACTGTAAACGGAACTTTTACAGCCAGCAGTACAGTTGCAATGAATCCAAGTAATGCTAACGTAAGCATACAGCCTACAGGAACTGGCACGTTAACTATGAGCAGTGGTGCTACGGGTACATTAGATAATGTTAATATCGGAGCTACTACACAAGGAACTGGTAGTTTTACTACACTGGCCGCAAGCGGTATTACTCAAATTACTGCTAGTACAGCCAGTACAGCATATAACAATGGTGCTCTTGTAGTAACAGGTGGTGTCGGTGTTGGTGGAAAGATTTTTACAAATAATTTAATTACTGCTGGTAATGCTGGTAGTACTACTGGTTCAATAATTTTACAAGGTAACTATGGTAACGGAGCCTTAGTTACATTTGGTAGTGAATATAGCTCAGGCGGCCCAAGCATTGGTTATAGTGTATATCCAAGCTCATCTAGTGCTGGAACATTCTTAAGCAGTACAGGTATTACTAATAATCGTAGCGCATATACTCTAAGTGGACAGACCCATACTTGGTATATGGGCACAAGTCAAACAGTTGCAGTTGGTAGTGCAGTAAGTATGTATACAGGAATGAGTTTAACAACTACTGCATTGACTTTGCCTAATGCAGTTAACGTTACAATTAGCAATACTGCAAGTAGTCCAACTAACAGCCAAAATCCTCCAGGCGTATTACAATTCATAGGTCAAGGTTGGAATACACTAAGCGGTAGTACACAATATCAAGCTCAAATTGGATTAGGCGGCGCTTATAGCTCTGGTACTGGTAGTGTCGAACCTGCAATTACATTTAGTTTGGCAGGAACAGGTAATAGTGGTTATAATGCCAGCGCAGGACCAACTTCACTTACAGAACGTGTACGTATCAATAACTATGGTAACATTGGTGTTGGAACAACTACACCGCAAGTAACACTAGATATGGGTAGCAGAACTGATGCTATTTCGTTGCCAGCAGGCACTACTGCTCAACGCCCAACAGGAGCGGCTGGTTATCTTAGATATAATTCTACAACTACAGCACCAGAATTTTATAACGGATCGAGCTGGTTGTCATTAGCGTTTCAAGCAACATTGCCAGTCACTAGTGGACTGTATGCTTGGTATGATGTTTCAACATTTTCTGGAAATACTTGGTCAGATAAATCAGGAAACGGATATAATGCTACTACATCCGGCGTAACATTGACTGCAACCAGCGGCAACGGAGCAACATTACTAACGCAGGCGTTAGGAGGAACAACTAGTTCAACAGTATTGTGGCCATCGAATGTATTACCGGCAACATACACTTTATTTCATGTAACAAGATATAGCACTAGTAATGCTACAAAAAATACTAGTGGTACTGGAGCACAACGTATATATACCGGATATGTAAACAATTGGTTGTCTGGGCACTGGGAAGGTAATCCGGCAGTAGCATATCATATGGGGTGGCTAACCGGTAGTTCGACTCCTGATGATTATGGAACAAACTGGTTTATTAGTACTGATCAAAATAGTCTTTATAGAGCAAATGGAATTACTCGAGGCACATCTGGAGCAGGCACACCGTCATATGATAGAATATGTATAAACTTAGGAGGTAGTGCAGCTAATGAACCTTCAAACTTTCAATTAGCAGAATGTATTGTTTATAATAGAACTTTATCAAGCGCAGAGTACGCACAAGTTGAAGCATATCTTGCTTCAAAATACGGAATAACATTAAATCAATAATATGAATAATAAATCTTATACGTATCACGATTATTTGAATGCTGAAAATAAAGAAATATTTTTGGCAGAAGCTCTTGCTGGCAGAACAGAATCTCGTAAACAAATGTATCTCGACGGGTTAAATTCTACAGCTAATATTTTGAGGCAGCAAGAATATCCCAGTATACAAGAACAGTTAGATGATTTATTTCATCAAGGCGCATTTAGTCCAGAAATGACAGCACGTATTCAAGCTGTAAAAGATAAATTTCCTAAAAGTTAAATAGAACATGGCACGATATAATACAATAAGTTCAACAAATTCAGTAACAGGCGGTAGTACAATCACCACTCCTGCTAGCGGTTTGTTGACTACACTAACTGGATCAGGCACGGTAACAATACCTAATCCAGTATATTATACTGGGCAAAATCAAAGTTTTTATAATAGTACTGCTAGTGCTATAACATTGTCAACTCCAAGCGGAATATTTAATGGCCCAGGTGCTGGAGCATCTAGTACACTGTCGTTAGCTGCCGGAGCAATTGTCACAATAGTCAGTGATGGTACAAACTATATTGCACAAGATTGGTTAGGAGGTGTAGTTGTAACCACTGCTATTACTGCTAGTTCTGGTACTCTTAATAGTGTTAATATCGGAGCCACAACACCAGGCACAGGTGCATTCACTACGTTGTCAGCAAGCAGTACTACAACACTAGCTGGAGGAAGTGCTAGCGGTATATTTACATTCAGTAGTCTTCAAACCAGTAATGCATCTAACAATGGTGCAGTTGTAATTACTGGCGGGCTCGGAGTTGGCGGCTCTCAATATACTGGCGGAACAATTAACGGCAGTAACGGCATATATGTTGGTAAAAACTATTCAGGACTTGGTGCAGGCAATGCTCTAGCAACATTTTACGGAGTAGATAGCGGCGTAAGCAATACTGGTATTAGTATTACAACAAAAGGTTCTACTAGTTTGTATGACACTGGATCATATCCGTTACAAGTTTGGGTAAATGGTACAGCAATCGCTAGCTTTAGAGGCGATGGTAATGTTGGTATAGGTACGACAAGTCCTAGCGATTTATTCACAATAGATAACGGCAGTGCAAGTAATACAACTGGTCTTACTCTTGCAAGTAGTGGAACAACTGATGCTAGGATTTATGCTAATGGCGGTAATTTAGTATTCAATAGTTTAAGAACTAATCCAATATATTGGCAAATTAATAGTAGTACCCAGATGACGTTAAGCGGTAGTGGATCCTTAGGTATAGGAAATACTACACCTGGATATAAGTTAGATGTTGGTATACTTAGCGGCAGTCCTCAAAGTGCTACAGCCGGAGCTAGCGGATCTATAAGAAACTCTAGTCCAGCAGATAGTTCTCCTTACACCCAAGCACGTATCACAATCTACGGAGATACTTCTGTAGATACTGGAAATTGGGCATATTTAGGCTATGGGTCCGATGCTGTTATGAGAATAGTCTTTGCTAAAACAGGATCTACAGCCGGACAACTTAGTTTTGGCACAAGTAGTGCAACTAATGGTACCGGTACATATACAGAATTTTTAAGGATGAATAATAGTGGACAACTTGGAATAGGAAAAACTCCAAGTTATCCTTTGCATGTTAATGGAACTATTGCAGGCACTGCAATTTTAACAGGTGACATTGAAATGAACAATACTGATCCTAATTTGCCTGCAAATGAAGTAGACGGAACAAAAGGTCATTGGGTTTTGCAAGAAGGTGATGAAAATTTATTTTTAATTAATAGAATCACCGGAAAAAAATATAAATTTAATATAACGGAGGTGATTTAATGTCATTTTTAGGAGACGATGGCGGCTATTCACTGCATGGATGGAGTGGCGATAATCATCATAGAGCAAATTTTAGAGGAACATTTGATGCAACTGGTGCTTCTCCTTCGGCTAGCGATCTTTGTACTTTTCGAGAATATGCTGGTGGTAGCACAACTAACAGTCCCTTTCAATTTATGCAAGGCGGTACTAGCCAGATTTTTACAGTAACATTAGGTGCTACAAGTTGGATTAAAACTAACTTAGGTATAGGTACCCAAAGTCCTAGTTATAATTTGCATGTAGTTGGAACTATGTATGCAAGTGGTTCTAGTCAAGATTATAAAATTAATATTAAAGACTATAAATTAGATCCTGGATTAATAGATGCATTGAGACCAGTAGAGTATAATTATAAAGAAGAATGGAAACATTTAGGAAAAAATCTAGTTAGCGGGAGACAAATCGGATTAATAGCGGAAGAAGTAGTTAAAGTAGCTCCAGATTTGGCTATTACTGTTAAAGAATTAGACAAAACTGTAGTAAGAAATGTAGATTATGAAAAATTAACTGTAGTTTTACTTGCAGAAGTTCAGGAGTTAAGAAAACGAGTAGCAGAATTGGAAAGAAAAAATGGATTATAAGCTAATAAGAAAAAATGATCTAGATCAAGTTTATCTAATGGTTGGAGATACTATTCATACCGTAATAGATAAAGCTTCTGCCGATTATAAATTTTTTGAACAATGGATGGCCGAAGGTAATACTCCACAGCCGGCAGATTTAGTTCCAGCAATAACACAGCTTCGTTGGCGTAGAAATGACTTGTTACGCCACTGCGATATTCCATGGGGATTAGCTGACTATAGTCATCCTAACAAAAACGCCTGGTTAGAGTACAGGCAAGCATTAAGAGATTTACCAGCAAATTCTCAACCAGAATTAGATGAAAATGAAAGATTGACCAATGTAGTTTGGCCAACTCCTCCAGGAAATTAATACTTAAATACATTATGGCACGATATAATACAGTCAGTACAACTAGTTCAGTAGCAGGAGGTAGTACAATTACTACACCTAGCAGTGGTTTGCTGACCACGTTAACTGGTAGCGGAACTGTAACTGTGCCAAATCCAGTTTACTATACTGGTCAGACACAATCATACTACAATTCAACTGGTAGTGCTATTATATTAAGCACACCTAGTGGTGTTATAAATGGCCCTGGATTAGGCGGCGGTGCAAATACTCTATCATTACCTGCTGGATCTATCATAACATTAATCAGCGATGGAACAAATTATTTGACACAAGATTGGTTAGGCGGAAATGTTAGTGCTTCAACATTAAGTGCAACATCTTCAGTTAACCTAAGCCCAGGTACAGGATCGGTGACAATAAGTCCTAGTAGTGCTGGTACAATTAATAATATGAGTATAGGTGCTAGTACAGCAAGTACAGGTGCATTCACTACATTATCTGCAAGTAGTACAGTAACTTTATCACCATTAAATACTAATGTAGTTATTCAACCAAGTGGAACAGGTGTAGTTACTATTAAATCAGCAGCCGCTGGTACTATAGATAATATGGCCATTGGATCTACTACTGCCAGTACTGGTGCATTTACATCTCTATCAACAACTACAACAGCTACTATTGGAACAAGTGCTACAATTACAACCACAGCAACGATAGGAACTACAACTGCTAGTACTATGAGTCCTACAGCATTTGCCTATAGTGGTGCTGCCAATGTGTCAGCTGGTGCTTGGGAAACTAGCTCAGGATTACTTGTTGGTAAAGCTGTTAATAATGGAGATACAAGTGTTTTTATTGGAACAGATAACGGTTCTACTAGATACGGTTGGATTGGGGCTGTTAATAAAAGTGTAGCTTATACAACATTAGCAATTAATCCCTCAGGTACTGGTAATGTATCTATTGGTAGCACTACAGCTAATGTAAGTTTAGATATTTCAAATCGTACTGATGCACTTGCATTGCCTCGAGGAAATACTGCACAACGTCCTGGTAGTCCAGTTGCTGGCTACATGCGTATGAATACACAAACTAGTTATGCAGAATTTTATAATGGTTCAGCATGGCAAAGTATTGCTGGGCCTTATACAGTAACATATCTAGTAGTAGCAGGTGGCGGTGGTGGAGGAACTAATGGTCCAGGGCCTGGTTATGGTTCTGGCGGTGGTGCGGGTGGTGCATTAACTGGAACATTCTTAGCTACTCCAGGACAATCATATACAATTACAGTTGGAAATGGAGGATCTTATCCGGCTAATTCCAGTTCAACCGGTACTAACGGAGGTGCGTCAAGCATCAGCGGTGGAACAGTTTCAGTTAGTGCCGTTGGTGGCGGCGGTGGCGCAAGTCCTAGTAGCTTGGTTGGACAACCTGGTGGATCTGGTGGTGGCGCTGGAGCAACAGCCGCTGGCGCTGGATCAGGAACTGCTGGACAAGGTAATCCGGGTGGAAATACCACTGGTCCTGGTAATGGTGGAGGTGGATGGGGAACTGCTGGTAATGCAGGTATTGGCGGAACTTATGCAGGCGGTGATGGCCAATCTAGTTCTATTACAGGATCTGGAACATACTACGCAGGCGGAGGAGGAGCTGGTGGTCCAACTACTCAATATCCTGGCGGCTTAGGTGGCGGAGGAGCTGGTGGCGGAAACGTAACAGCTTATGCTCCTCCAGGTAGTGCTAATACTGGCGGCGGTGGCGGCGGTGGCGGCGCTCCATCACCATATTACGGCGGAAACGGCGGAACAGGAGTGGTAATTCTATCTTATGCTTCAGCTAGCCAATTGGGATCCGGTGGAAATGTAACTTCATATACTTCGGGTGTAAAATACCAAGTTCATACGTTCACAAGTTCAGGTACTTATACTGCTTAGTGCATACATACTAAACATCGGAAAAATTACATGAACACAATAATAGAAGGATCAACAGTACAAAGCGAAACTCCAGGTGCCGCTTGGCTACTCAAAGCAGATGCTGTCCAAAATTGGACTTACTGGGACAATGCGTTTACTCCAGAAGAATGTGAAAAAATTATAGAAATTGGTAACAGCAAAATTCTTAAATCAGCAGTAGTTGGCGCCAAAGACGGTGGACTTGAAAAAAATACAGTTATAAGAGACAGTAAGATTGCATGGCTATACGGCAGCGATAATATGGAATGGGTCTTTCGTAGAATGACTGATATTATTAACAGTTTAAATACTCAGTATTTTAATTTTGAATTAACAGGGTTTTGTGAAGGTTTTCAGTTTACCAAATATGAAGCTCCTAGCGGTAACTATGGCATGCATATTGATCGAATGATTGGACACATGGTTAGAAAGTTATCCATTACTATACAATTAAGCGATCCTGAAAGTTATAAAGGTGGAGATCTTGCTATTCAAATTGGTATGACTCCAGAATTAATGAAGCGAGAACAAGGACATGTGGTTGTATTTCCTAGTTATGTACTACATGAAGTACAACCGGTAACCGAAGGAACAAGATATAGTTTAGTAGCTTGGATCAATGGTCCAGCTTTTAAATAGGAGATATAATGGGATCTTATGTTAAAGTTTTAAATGGCGTTGTAGTTGAAAGTATAAAAGCCGAGCCTGATTTTTTTAGAACTTTTCAAGATAATAGTCCAGGAGAATGGATACAAACTAGTTACAACACTAGGGGCGGTATACATTATGGACCAGATGGAAAACCTGACGGAGGCATAGCTTTAAGAGGTAACTATGCCGGTATAGGCATGATTTATGATAGTAAACATGATGTGTTTTATCATCCGCAACCTTATCCTAGTTGGACATTAGATACCAATACTTGGTCTTGGCAACCACCAGCTCCGTGGCCAGAAGATCCAAATCAGCCTTGGGTGTGGGACGAATCTACAAAATCTTGGAAGCTGGAAGAAGTTAAATAACATATGGCACGATATAATACAGTCAGTACAACCGGATCAGTAGCAGGTGGCAATTCAATTGCTACACCTTATAGCGGATTACTGACTACATTAACCGGATCGGGTACTGTTACACTTCCTAATCCTACTTACTATGCTGGTCAAACACAAACTTATTACAATTCAACCGGAGCTAATATTGTATTAAACACACCTAGTGGTGTGTTTAATGGCCCGGGTGCAAGTAGTTCTAGCAACATTACTTTACCAGCAGGTTCAATAATCACAATAAGCAGTGATGCAACTAATTATCTTGTTGAAAGTTGGTTAGGAGGCAATAGTGTTGCAGTAACATTAACTGCTTCTGGATCAGTAACTTTAAATCCATCAAACAGCAGTATTAGTCTACAGCCAACTGGAACTGGTACAGTTAATATAGCACCTGGAACTGCTGGTACTATAGATAACATGGCTATTGGCGCAACTACTAGATCAACTGGTGCATTTACTACATTAACAGCTAATGGCGCAACAACACTAACTAGTAATGGAGCCGCAAGTGCTTATAATACATCCGGTGCCGCATTGCTAGTCGGCGGCGGCGTTGGTATTGCAGGAGCAGTTTATACAAATAGCACAGCTACATTTGCCAATACACTTACTGTAAGTTCAGGTGGAGCAGTTGTAACTGGCAATTCTTCTGTTACTGGTACACTTCAAACTACCGGATTGAATACTATTACAGTTACATCTAGTACTTCTACACTAGCAGGAACACATATTCAATTGACTAATCCTAGCGGATCACAGATAGTAATAGGTGCTAGTTTTAATAGTGTAAACAAAGGTAGTTTGAGATTTGATACTTCAGGTAATGTTATTTTAAATGCCACTAGCGGTAATTTTTATTTTAATAATGATACTAGTCCGATTAGTATTAATTTAATTAACGGCAGTACTACATTCTTATCAACTAGTGGAAGTAATGGTATAAGTGTTCCAGGTACAGTTTCTGCTGGAACTTTTAGTGGATCAGGTGCAAGTTTAACTGGAACTGGTAGTAGCTTTACTGCTGGAGCAGTAACTAACGGTGTTTATACTAACACTGGTAACACATTTACACAATTCGGCGGTGTTAACAGTAATTATGCTAAGTCGGGATCAATTTTAATTCCAATGCAGTTGCACAACTCAGCAACAGGCCAAGGCTTAGGCGTTCCGACAACTATCAGTCCAGGTTCAGAACAGTATTTTAATGCGCTTGGAAATATGAGTTGGCCGCAAGGCAGTCGTGTTCGTCTGTGGTTAGTTGTTAACGTACAAGGTTCACCTGATATAACTGAAAATACTACATTAAATATACACATTAATGCAATCGGATCTGCCACACCATACGATAGCGGATTTAAACTAAGTAATTGGACAGTATATGGTAGAGATTGGGGCGATAATTATCAAGATCATAATATTAGTCCAATGTTTTATATGGGAAATAATAACTACGGTTTATATATTAAAAATACCGGAAGTACTAATTATGTTCAAATATTTGGATACGGCTTTATAGCCGAACCTCCAGATGGTTATGTATCTTCAGGCTAAGTAGTATAGGAGGATTCCTATGCTATTAAACCAACTAATACTACAGATACCAAATGCTGTAGATTCTACTTTTTGTAAAAAATATATTGATTTTGTAGAACAACAAAATTATCCTATAACAACTAATACAAAAAATTTTGTCCAACGCCCTTTAGAAGGTGTTGATCTTTCAGAAGTTGCCATTTCTTTACAAAATATGCTGGGATATTATCAACAGACTGTGCCTGTTTTTAATTTCTATGCGACGCCAGTCAAATTAGAAACACCCGTAGTTAAAAAATATCAGGCAGGAGGTAAAGATTATTTTGGAGAACACATGGATAACTGTGATCACATTACCTCTACAAGATTTATGGCATTTCTTATCTATTTGAATGATGTAGAAGAAGGTGGAGAAACAGTATTTCCACAGTTAGGTATAAGTATTAAACCAAAAGCGGGAACATCAGTGATATTCCCTCCGTATTGGATGTTCAAACATAGGGCAGAAGCCCCTGTAAGTAACAATAAATATATCATGACAACATATTTTAGATATGCTTCTACAGAAGGAGAATAAACAATGGCACTGACACAGAACTTTGAAAGCGATTTTGGTACAACACATCCAAACGCATACTACAGAATTATAGCAATAAGAATGGATCACAATACAGATATTCGAGCAGTAGATCTCGAAGGAAACCCCTTACCTGCTCCAATTAAACGCTATAGTGATATACATGCAGATGTAGCAATTTGGAATGATCAAACATCTTATAATAATGGTGCTAAACCTATTGGAGGATTTACTCATAGAATGACATATCAACCAACACAAGGTAATGTGCTTGCAGAATTGTACACTGATATGAAAGTTAAGCTCGAATTTATGGCAACTGCCAAAGATGCATAATTATTAACAGTGAATTCCACTATAGTATCTCAAGTATCGTTAACTACTTCCGAAATAGATTTTATAAAAACTAAAATCTTAGGATATGCACTGCCTTGGCATAGAAATCCTGCACAAACTTATACAGAACCCGACGAAAAATTTAAAGGGCGAGCCGGAAATACATTTTGGTTTAGTCATCCATTAATGGATCGAGCAGAAAAGCCATACTGGGATCCTGATCAGTCGGGCAAAATAGTAGATCCATCTTTATATTCGTTTTTTCATGTTATTTTTTCTAGGCATTTAAGAGAACAAAATATAGAATATAAAACAATCCTGCGATCTAGTCTTAACCTAGTAGTACATAGCAACTATGAATTTACAGTTCCTCATGTAGATCATTTTTTCCCTCACTGGAATTGGGTCATGTATCTTAATACTGTAGAAAATGCTCCTACAGTTTTGTTTGACGAAAATATGGAAATTATAGAATCTGTTCAAGCAGAAGAATTTAAAAGTGTTATATTTCCAGGAGTAACACACGCCCACAAATTCCCTCCAATTAATCAAGATCGATGTGTTTGTGTCTTTACGTTTGCGTAATTAAATTAATATAATTTCTATGATCATCAAACATAGGAATTATTTTACTCCACGATTCTTTTATCAAATCCAAAGTATTATTAGATTGTTGTGTTGCTTGATAAAATTCTAATTCATTTTTAGCAATATTTTTATCAAGCAATTCTAAACCGTCTAAGACATTTAGATATAGAACACTATTAACAGTTCTACTTAGTGTCATAAAATCTAAATCTCTAGGAATTTTATACTTAACAGCATCTAATAAATTAGCAGTATTAGAAGATATTTTATCATTCCATCGATCTATCCAAAACTGTTCTTTGCGTTTAGTTCTATAATGTATTACAATGAAATCTCTAAAAGAATCATACATATCTCCTATGTATTGATTATATTTTTCATAATTATAATCCGTTAAGGTATATTCTTCAAAAAATACTTTAAGTTGCTCTAATGTAGAATGTATGCTAGTTGCTTCTAAAGGTTCTAAAAATGCTGCCGATAATCCAACTGATAGATAATTTTTAAATAGAAACTTATCAGAACGTCCACTATTAAATTTAATTTGTTTAATAGGAGAAATTTTACGACCTAATTTTTCTTCTAATTCTTGCTGTGCTTGATCAAAGTCTATATATTTGTCACAAAAAACATAACCGCACCCTAGTTTATCTTGTTTAGGAATTTGCCACATCCATCCAGCTGATAGTGCCTGAGCAAGTGTATAATTAGGCATACTATTATTTTCATAATCTAATAAAAATGGCAAAGCAGAATTTACTGGCAAATATTCCTGGTAACTAATCCAATTTATTCCTAATTTGTTAGCAATAACTTTTGCAAATCCGCTAGCATCTATTACAAAATCTACAAAAAATTTTTCATTATTTTTTAATACTAATGCTGAAATATTTCCATTATTATCTTGCTCTATATCAACTATTTGATCATCAATAGAACTAACATTATTTTGCAAGCAACATTTTTTAAAATATTTTCCAACTTTGTGTCCGTCAAAATGATAGCTATAAGTTAAAAATTTTGTTAATTGTTCAGGTTTACTGAATTTATGCAACGGCATTAGTTGTCCGTTAAGTGTATTATTACCTATTTTTTCTCCGCGAGATAATACCTCATTAACAAAATAATTAAAACTTTTATTTTTTGGCAACGGACTTACTACACTACGAACGTCATCTAATGGACCAAAATAACTATGATCTTGTTCAAACCAGTCTTGATGCTTAATTCCTAATTTAAAAGTAGCACTGGTTTCTTTGATAAAATCTTTTTCGTTAATACCCAACATACCTGTTTCTAAAAAATTTTTAAATAAACCTGTACTTCCTTCTCCAGCACCTATTATTCCAATTTGACTAGGTTCGAAAACAGTTATATTATAATCTTTTCCAAGATAATGTCGAGCAAAAATAGCTGATATCCAGCCAGCAGTACCGCCACCAATGATTGCAATCTCTTTCATATTAATATTTTAAAAAGTATTCATTGCCAATAAACACAGAATCTAGTGCAGTAGTGGCCAATAAATCTTTGGCAACTTCTGGATAACCGGCTAATGGTTTTCCTGCTAGATTTAAACTAGTGTTAAGTAATATAGGACAGCCTGTTAAATTATAAAATTCTGTTAATAACATTTTAAATACAGGATTTTTATCGTCTACTGTTTGCACTCTGCAAGTACCATCTACGTGTGTTATAGCAGGATAGTTATTTGATTTAACCGATGCAGTATATAACATAAAATCATCATCCCATGCTAGATCAAAATATTCAGATGCATATTCTTTTAATACGCTTGCTCCAAAAGGTCTGTAATATTCTCGATTTTTAATTCCATTTATTATATCTTTACCATTTGCAAGTCTAGGATCCATTAGAATACTTCGATTGCCTAATGCCCTGGGCCCGGCTTCTCCCTTATCTTGATACCATCCAACTGTTTTTCCTTGTGCTAAAAATTCTGCGGCCTTTTTAATTGCTTGCATAGATGGCATTGCATTAGGTGGAGTATCGGATTGTATATAGGGAAAATTTGATAACTTAAACGGAGGCAAATTATTTTTAATTCTTAACCATTCTAAGGCACCTAAACTTAATCCTTCATCGCCAGCATGTGGAGGAATAATTAAATTTTTAAAATGCTTTTTAAGTTCAGTATTCCAAATAACATTTTGTGCAACTCCGCCTGAATAGCTAATAACATCCGTTTTACTAGCATACTTTTTAAAAAGATCAATTAACACATTTTCCATGTGTTTATGTACAGTTTTAATCCAGTCTTGATGTGAACTAGTATCTTGACTACGTTTATAGTTATACCATCTTGCAATAGAAAAGATATCGTTTATGCAAGAGTAATCAAATTGTTGCAGATATCTTAGATATGCTTCATCTATAGTACCATAACTTTGCAACCCCATAAGTTTTCCAGGCAGATCATTGGAAATTTTAGCTTTGATTCCTAATATCGATGCTGAAGCCATCATAGATCCGCCTATGGATCCGTTGGTTGCAAGCCCTCTGTCTATAAGTTTATCGTTTTTAAATATGCTCCACGATCTGTGATCGCCAACTCCGTCTATTACTACGCACAAATCGGGTTTAGAATCAGTTAACATCCATGTACTAAGTGAATGGGCGTAATGATGACCTATATAATATATATTTTTATTTGGAATATAACTATTAAAAACATTGATATTGGGTTCTAATTTAACTACATTAGTTTCTCCCAATAATACTTTTGTTATTTCGGGAGGTAAATTGTTTAAATCATAAAATGTTTCTGCATGGAAATCAAAAATAATTTCGTCTATGTCTTTTAAATCAATATTCCATAACTGTTTAATTTCATATATCCATGACCATTTATTATCTATTGCAAATCTTTTATCTTGTTTAATGCGTTCTAATTTTACATAATGAACTTGCTCACTGTCAAAATAAGCAATACTTCCATCGTGTCTGGGTAAAGATACTGATAATAATTTCATGTTACCATGTCCAAACGACAGCAGAGTATCGTGTGCCTTTAGTTATTTCATTTATTGTGTGAGGATATAAAAATGCGCTAGGCCATATAATAATATCACCTTTATCTAATTTAAATGTAGATTCGAATGGTGTGCCTTTCCAAAAAACTAATTCTCCTCCGGAATAGTTTTCGTTAAAATTAGTAATAATAGACAATACTGGTATTCCGCGTTTTTCTCCCTCGAACAAGGAATATATATGGTCGTAATGATTTCTGCAATATTGCCCTACTTCGTATTTGTTAAGTCTGGGCAAACTTATACCATTTGCTAATGCTTTGTTTTTCAATCCTACTTTTTGATGATATACTGTAAGTGCTTTAAATAAGCACCCTGCAAATTCTTCGGACAACTCGTCTTCAGCCCAATCTAAAACACTAAATTCTTTTTGATCATTGCTATAAGGTTGACTAGTGTATTCGGCCCAACCGTGAGGTTTCCAATTAGGCGAATCTTTAAACTTGCTGATAATATTATCGCACAATGTATTGGGCAAACCGTTGCCGAAGTGTAGTATGAAATTACTTAGATTCATACTAGATTATACTAGATTAAATCTACTAAGTCAAATACAGTTTGAAGTTTTGTACGAATTGTTTTGCTCGAAAAACTATTACGCAAACCTTGATGTAATGGTTTTGGAGCACGGTCTATTGTAGCCCAGCACCAGCCATTATGTTCGTCGCTGAGATATGGGATGAATTCTTCTTCTATCACACACAAATAAGTGTGAAAATTAAACACTTTGTCATTGCTGACAAAAGTTTCAAGAGGAATTGTTTTGATTATTTCAGGACAGGGACCAATTTCTTCGTTGATTTCTCTA